AGTAGTAGTTCATGATGGTGTAACAGCAGGCGGTTACCCACTAGCTCGAGCTGATGAGGTTGAAGCACTGGGCGGTGCTGATATCACGGCAGTAATTGCTGGTAGTGGCTTAACAGGTGGCGCATCATCAGGTAACGCAACAATTAGTTTGAACTATGAGAACTTAGCAGGTAATTTAGTACCAAGTGCTAATAACACATATAGTTTAGGTACAGCGGCTAAAGTTTGGAAAGACGTTTACGTCGGACCAGGATCACTTTACGTTAATGGACAAAAGGTACTTGCTGATAACAGCGGTACAATTACAGTTAGTGCAGATAATAACCAAAACTTATCACTTGTAACAACAGGCTCGGGTGATTTAGAATTAACCGCAGGCGGTGAAATTCAAATTAAATCAAACGTAGTCTTAAGTGCAGGCAAAACAATTACAGCTAGTGGCGGCTTAAAACTTGCAAGTAACTTAGACGTTAACAGTCAGTATATCAACAACCTAACAAATCCAGTTCAAGCACAAGATGCTGCTACTAAACAATACGTTGACTTAGCAAGCTATCTAAGTGCAGGTGACGGCCTAAGCAAAGCAAATGGCACATTTAGTGTTGACAACACAGTTGTCCGTACAACAGGCGCACAAACAATTGCTGGTGCAACAGCATTCAGCGATAGTGTTACTATTAGCGGTAACTTAACAGTTAGCGGTACAACTGTTACAGTTAACAGTGAAACAATCAGTTTAGCTGACAACATCATTGACTTAAACAGCAACTTCACAACTGGTTCACCAACTGAAAATGCTGGTATCAGAATTAAGCGTGGCGACAGTGCTGATGTACAGATTCGTTGGAACGAGTCAGACGACAAGTGGCAGTTTACAAATGATGGTTCAACTTATGCTGACATATTAACTGGCACACAAGTCAAAGCATTATTCAGTGCAACTGATGCAGGTGGTGATGGTAGTTTTAGCTACAGCGATGGCGTATTTACATATACAGGTCCAAGTGCAGCTCAAGTACGTGCTCACTTTACAGGCGGTTCAGGTCTAACATTAACTGACGGTACTTTTGCTGTTGGTGCTGGATCCGGTATTACTGTAAATGCAGATGATGTTGCTGTTAATGTATCATATATTAAGAGCTTGTTTAGCGCAACAGATTCAGGTGGTGATGGCAGTTTCAGTTATAGTGACGGTGTATTTACTTACACAGGTCCAAGCGCATCTGAAGCAAATGCACGAATTGATGCACGAATTGTAGGCGGCAACGGTTTAACATACAGCAGCGGTAACATTTCAATTGGTGCTGGTTATGGTATTGCTGTAAATGCTGATAACATTGAGTTAGCAAACTCAGACGTTAGAGCATTGTTTAGCGCATCAGGCGATATTAGCTATAACTCAACAACAGGTGTGTTTAGCTTTACAAATGATGCAGGTGATATTGAAGCTGTAACAGCAGGCGCAGGTTTAACTGGAGGCGGCACAAGCGGCACAGTTTCACTAAGCATTGGTGCTGGTTCCGGTATTACTGTAAATGCAGATGATGTTGCTGTTAACGCAAGTTACGTTAAGGGCCTATTTAGTGCAACAGATTCAGGTGGTGATGGTAGCTTTAGCTACAGCGATGGCGTATTTACATATACCGGTCCTAGCCAATCAGAAGCAAATACACGTATTGATGCTCGTTTAAGCGGCTCATCTGGTGTTAGCTATAGTAGTGGTGTAATTAGCCTAGCAAGCTCAACAGCAGGCGCAGGTTTAACATTTACATCAGGTGTATTAGCAGTTGGTGCTGGTACTGGTATTACTGTAAATGCAGATGACGTTGCACTTTCAACAAGCGGTGTAACTGCTGGTACATACGGTAGTGCAACACAAGCAGCTCAAATTACAATTGACGCATACGGTCGTGTTACAAGCGCAAGCAACGTAACATTAACAGGTGACATTAGTGAAGTTGTTGCTGGTAGCGGTTTAACTGGCGGCGGCAGCAGCGGTTCTGTAACACTAAACGTAGTTGGTGGATACGGTATTGTTGCGAATGCTGATAGCATTGAACTGTCAAACTCAAGCGTTCGTGCGTTAATCAGTGGTTCAAGTGGTGTTGATTACAACAGCACAACTGGTGCAATTACATTAGCAAGTAGTACAGCAGGCGGCGGTTTAACATACAGCTCAGGCGTAGTAGCAGTTGGCCCCGGTAACTACATCACTGTAGCAGCAGATTCAGTAGCAGTTGATGCTACAACTACAGCTACAGCAAGCAAGGTTGCAGCTCGCGATTCTAGCGGTGACATTTATGCTAACATCTTCCAAGGTACTGCATCAAGCGCACGTTACGCTGACTTGGCAGAACGTTACGAAGCTGATGCAATCCTAGAACCAGGCACAGTAGTATGCTTTGGCGGCGCTAAAGAAATTACTGCATGTGATCATGAAAATGACCACGCTGTAGCAGGTGTTGTTTCAACAGATCCAGCATACATGATGAACAGTGCTGCTGGTAACAACGATACTCATCCATATATTGCACTAACTGGTCGTGTGCCAGTTAAGGTGGTTGGTCCAGTTGCTAAGGGCGACCTACTAGTTGCTAGCGGCGTTAAAGGCCATGCAATGGTTAATAACAATGCTAAAGCCGGTACAATCATTGGTAAAGCAATTGGTTCAAGCGACAGCGGCGAAGGCGTAGTTGAAGCATTGATTAACTTAATGTAATTAAAACTACACTTTAAACTAATTAGAAAGGGTGTACAGCAATGTATACCCTTTCTTTTTGATAAATAACAGTACAAGAATTATAACATACATTCTACACTTACAATTCACAAACTCACATAGACATTGACACTATAAAAACTTATTTCCTAAGTTGGGAGTCTTTGTGGAAGAAATCTTTAAACTCATAGCAGAAGTTGGCGCACCTATTGCTGGTTCACTAGCAATGGGCTTTTTTATTTTCCTTGTAATCAGACAATTACTTGAGGGTGTAGTAGAACAAGTTAAAACATTAACTATGTTCTGTAAATCATTAGAAAACCGTGCAACCACTATGAGTAACGAAATGATGAAGATTGATCTGCTGGTTAGCAGCGCATTAGAACTAAAACCCGACATTGAACGCATCTCCAGAGCTAACAACTTTGTAGAAGATGGTAAAGTGGACGCAAGGAGAGACTAATGCTTTACGTAGATTATGTATTTGAAACAGCAGGCAACAATATTCTTTTTGACAAAGAATTAAGCCCTAACTCATTGAAAGTAAAAACAGGCGATAAGTTTGTTGTAGAGGTCAATGAAGATAATAGAATAATTTTAGTCAGAGTAGACGAAGAGAGCAAATAATGGACGGAATAGCTGATTTAATTGGTCAATTTGGATTTCCAATTGTAGCTATGGTGGGCTTAGGCTACTTTATCTATTTCATATGGACATTTATTGGCGAGCATATTGATCCTGCATTGCATGATATGCACATTGCACTGATTCGAGTTATTGATAAAACTCGTATGCTGGACCAAGACATGATTCGATTACAACAGAAAGTTAATGTTGTACTAGAGTATAGAGCAGTTCAAAAAATTATTGAAAAAACTCATAAAGAAAGAGAATTAGAATCTCTTAAAAAACAAGTAAACACATCACAAGTAGGGAAAGTAAGAGCAAAGCACGAGGAGACACATGATGCTAAGAAAAATTAACATGTTTGTTTTTTCAGCTTTACTTGTTTCTGCATCGTCAGCTGGTGCTTCTGAGATTGTGCATCAATTTAATAGCCCATCCTTTAGTGGCATAGGCTTTACACAGCACGTTCTAAGCATTTACAATCAAGAACAAGCAGCTAAACAAAAAATTAAAGACGAAAAAGCACAAGCAGAAGCTAAGGCTGAATTAAAACTAATGCAAGATCCAATCTATCGTTTCAAGCAAGCACTTGAAAGTAGAATGTATCAAGAACTTGCAAAACAGATCACCGATAACATCTTTGGTGAAGCGGGTATTAGCGAAGGCGTACTAGACTTCCCAACAGGCGGTACAGTTTCTTATAAGAAAGACGGTTCATTTATTACATTAACTATTACAGATGCTGATGGTACTGTAACAGTTATTAAAGTGCCAGTAGCAACAATGGTTAGCGCAGCAGGTGGTGGTTAATATGAAAAAACTCACAGTAGCATTATTAGCAAGTGCAAGCCTTGTGCTAAGTGGTTGTGCAAGTTATTCACAAATGGATAAGTTGCTAACTAAAACTCAGTTTCAAGATGCAAAGATTGAAGGCACAACATTAGATCGTCCAGAGTTTGTTTTACCAAAACCAGCTAACGGCCCAGTAGTTGTTGCTGTATACAGCTTCTTAGATAGAACAGGCCAACGTAAGCCCAGCCCAATGGTTGCACAGTTAAGCAGTGCAGTTACACAAGGTTCGGAAACTTATTTGATTAAAGCACTTCAAGATGTAGGCAATGGCAGCTGGTTCAAAGTTGTTGAGCGTGTTGGCTTAGACAACTTAATGAAAGAGCGTCAAATGATTCGTCAGATGCGCGAAATCTATGAAGGCGCAAATGCAAAACCAATGCCTCCAATGTTGTTCGCTGGCGTACTTGTAGAGGGCGGCATCGTAGGTTATGACAGTAATGTTGTAACAGGCGGCAGCGGTATGCGTATTTTAGGTATTGGGCCTCAAACCCAATATCAAGCAGACATGATTACTGTGAGTCTGCGTGTAGTTAGTGTTACTACCGGTGAGGTATTAGTAAGCATTACTACAACAAAAACAGTATATAGCTACATGGATAAGTTAGGTGTTCTACGCTTTGTAGAAGCTGGTACTAAATCTATTGAAGCTGAAATTGGTATGGGTGTAAACGAAAGCGGAAATCGTGCAACTAATATGGCTATCCAAGCCGCAGTAGTTGAAATGATTCGCGAAGGGCAGAAACGAGGCTTCTGGGACTATGATCCAAAATCTGTAGAAGAAATCAGACTAGCCGATGAAGCCAAAAAGAAAGCTAAAGAAGAAGCACAAATTCTTAATAAGCTAAAAAACACACTTAACGGTAAAGAGAAGAACGCCGCCGTAGAACCTAAATCAACTATTGTAGACGGTTCCGGTGAAAAAATTAAAACAGGAGAGAGAGTCAATGACTAAGACATTGAAAGGCTTGTTGTTTGGTCTTGTAATGGCTTTAGGCTCTACCAGTTCTTTTGCTCAGGTAGCAAGTACTACCAACAAGGTTATGATTGACCAAGTTGGTAATAGTAATACAGTTACCTTAACACAGTCCGGTAGTGGAAATAACATTGGTGTTAGCACCAGTGATTATGCTACTATTACTGGCGACACTAACACAGTCACTATGAGCCAGACTGGGGATAACAATAAAGCAAATTATAAAATAACAGGTAATGGTAATACATATACAAGTGTAGTTTCGGGTAACAACAACGATGTACTAGTGACTTGCGGCACAGGCGCAGGCGCATGTACAGGTGTTATTATTGATCAGACAATTACAGGCAATGGTAACAAATTAGTTGAAACAATTGCAGGTAGTGCTATCAATAGTAAGACAAAAATTGTTGGTAACTTAAACGACCTACAATACGATTTAACAAGTAGCAACGGTAAGCTAGATGTTGATATCAGTGGTGACAGTAACATTTTACGTCACACACAAACTGGTTCAGCGGGTGTTGACGGACATAACCTTAAAGTACAAATAGTTGGTTCATTAAACCAAATTACAACTACACAAGGTGGTACAATTGACACAACTGTAAACATCAAGGTTAACGGCGGCAGTAACATTATTAATGTAACTACGAGCAACTAATGCTACGCCAGATTGCTATTGCAATGTGTTGTTTTCTGAGCGCAGCGCCAGCTTGGGCTGAGATTGGTAAAATCTCAACTCAGGTTGGCCCTGACTCTTCTATTCAGCGCGGGAAACAAGTTATTGCAGGAAAACCTAACACAGGAATAGCATCTAATGACACTGTTAGTACCCGAAAAGGTACTACACTAAATATCAATTTTAAAGATAACACTAAAGTAAAGATTACAGAAAACAGTCGACTAGTTATAGACGACTTTGTTTACGATCCTAAAAAGAGTGATGCTGGCAGACTAGCAATGAAAGTATCTATGGGTACTGTACGTTATGCTAGTGGACAAATTGCCAAAGTAAATCCTCAACGTATCAACATCAAAACTCCTAGTGCTGCCATCGCAGTGCGAGGTACAGATTTTCACATGACGGTAGACGAGATGGGCAGAAGTTTAGTTATTCTGGTACCTAGCTGCCGTGATGAAAATGAAGTAACTAAATCAGATGAACAGCGTTTATTAAACTGCCAAACAGGTAAAATCATAGTCGAAAATGCAGCTGGTTCAGTTGAATTGAATGAACCATTTAGTGCAACATATGTAGCAAACTTTGATTCATTACCAAATCCTCCAGTTACGCTAAAGCTAACCAGCATTGACCCGAGAATTAGTTTTGACAGCCAAGTAACAAATGAACTAATTATCAGTCCACCTGAAGCAGTACAGGAACAGCTTGCTAAAGCATCGAAAGATAACGAGCAAGAAGAAAAAGAAGAAGAAACTATAACTAGAGTGGCTAATGCCGATAATAGAAACGCAAACAAAGATGAAGCTAGATTAGCTGCACTAGCAGCAGGTAGTAATGCGAAAGGTCCTTGCTCTGAAAAGATTATATGCGTTGAAGCAAATCCGTATGTGACTTTTTATAGAACAACTGACAGCGATCATTATGCAGAAGTGAGAGCAAGACTAAGTGCAAATACTAATTTAACTATTGTGCATAATGGTGATGAAGGTAAAGTAGGTTGGGGCTCAGCGCCTAACTCGGGTAATATCATAACTATTAGGCAGTCAAAATGAGAAAGATACTAGCAGTATTATTATTTTTCATTGGCGTGCCAGTAGCAGCACAAGAAGCTAACTACGGTTTTGAAAGCGGAAACTACACTAACTGGACTGTTAGCAATGGTAGTACAACTGTGAAAACCAGCGGCTGGAGCGACAATGGTTCTGGCGCTCAAGTAACAACAGGTATGAACAATTATTGTCCAGGTGGCGGCAAGTGCTGGACTATTACACCTTACGGTACTTATATGTTAAGTATTCAAGCAGGTGGCGGCTCTCCCTCATTTGACAGCTCAATGTCAACACTTGGCTTCACCGGTGCTGAAACTACTTCTATTAAAAATACCATATATCAAAACGGCAGCATGTACCCAACTAACGCTTCGTACGCAAAACGTAGTGTAGTACTAGAAGCAGGTAAGACTTATACCTATGCTTGGAACTATGTAAGTACAGACTATACGCCATATAATGACGGTTCAATGGTTGTTGTCACTGGCCCAGCTGGGCCAGTAACAGTTAACGGTCAACAAAAATATGCGCTACTAGGTTTTACTAATCCTGGAACTGGTAACTATTCAACTGGCAGCTATGGTTCAACTGGTTGGCAGCAGATAGTTATTACAGTAACCACAACAGGCACCTACGACTTAGCATTTATAACTTTTAACTTAGGTGACACTGCACTAAGTCCGATACTGTTCATCGACGAAATTATTGGCGCTACTCAGCTGAATGGTCAGAGCTTTACATCTGTTGCTCCAAACGCAGGCAGTACTGCTCCACCTCCTCCCACTGAGCCGCCACCTGGACCAACTTATTGCTGCGGCGGCACTGATACATCATTTAATGCTAGCGCAACAAATACTACTAAAGTTAATACTTTTAGTTCTAGAACTGTAAAAGATTCTAAAGTAATCATTGAGCAAATTGGTTCTAGCAATAGTATTACTGTAACACAAAGTGGCACTAGAGAAAATTACTTTAAGTATTATAGTAGTGGTAATAACAATACAACTACTGCAACACAAAGCGGTACAAGTAATGCAGTAACAAATTACATGGATATTACAGTTAATGGTAACAGTAACAGTTTAACTCTAAGTCAAACTGGTACAGGTGGTGCAAAAGGAATCTTTGCTACAGTAGCAAACAATAACAATACGATAAATATTCAGCAAAAAGATAATGGTAATCATTACCTAGATCTATCTTTGAGCGGTGGTAACAAATCTGTTGCTATCATCCAACAAGGCAGCGGTAATCATATGGCCGCAGTTAGCCTTAGCGGAAACCCGACAAGTTTCGAATTGACACAAAGTGGCAGTACACAAAACTTCTATTCAATTGTACATTCATGTGCAACAACTGGAGGATGCGGTACAATCACAGTAACACAAGGACAATAACATGCTAAAGAAAATTTTACTAAGTCCATGGACTGCATTACTCACACTAATTTTAATCGTAGGTATCAGAGCATTAGATCCTAGCTTTGTTGAAAGTGTACGCCTAAGATATTTTGATACACTTATTACTAGTAAAGAGCCTGTACAAAACAATGTTTACACAATTAACATTGATGAAGCAGCACTAGACAAATATGGACAATGGCCTTTCCCACGTGACCAGTACGCAAGCATAGTAAAAGATTTATATAGCAGAGGCGCAGGCCTTGTTGTGTTCAATGTGTTAATGGCAGAGCCAGATCGTTTCAAAGGCGACAAGGCAATGGAAACTGTAATGGCACAGTATCCTGTTATACTACCAAATGTGCCATCGGACAAGTCAAAAAATAATCCTCGCGAAACTGGTGCCGCAATCCTAGGTCCAGAGTACTTAGATACAGTAGTTCAATATCCGGGTATCATTGCTAACTTGCCCAACTACGAAGGGCTAGCAATCGGTACAGGTACAGTTAATACATTACCAGAAATTGACGGTGTTAATCGTCGCGTACCATTAGTAGCCAGTGTAGACGGAACATTATATCCAGCACTAAGTTTAGAAGTACTGCGAGTAGTAGCAGGCGATCCTAGTTTTCAAATCAAGCTAAACGAACTTGGTGTTGAAAAGATGCGTATACCTCAGTTTGGTCCAGTTACCACAGACAGCTTAGGCCGTGTGTGGATTGACTGGAGTCAAAAGTCGCACAGTATCAGTTTAGCAGAATTGCCTAAAGACTTTAGAGGGGCTGTTGTTATTGTAAGCCCAACGGCAGCAGGCATTAGTAACCCAGTACCAACAGCACTAGGACCAGTTCATCCACATGAACTACAAGCCGCAGTAGTTGGTACTATGTTTAATGGCGTTAACATTCAACGCCCAGACTATGCAGACTTTGCAGAAATTGCCGCATTGCTTGCATTAGGCTTAATTATAATTTTCTTATCAAGGTGGACATATGTCGGTCTTTCTACAACTGTTGTTGGGATCGCTGCCAGTGTTGGTGGCTCTTATTGGCTGTTTATTAACCACAACATGCTCGCAGACGCGACAGCAACTACTATTGGCCTTATTCTTGTTGCCCTGCACGTTTATGGCGTTAAGTTTGTAAGCGAGTTCTTACAGAAGCAACAAATTAAAAAGCAGTTTGGTACTTACTTAAGCCCAGACTTAGTTGCACAGCTACAGCGTCAACCAGAATTACTAAAGCTAGGCGGCACAGAACAAGAACTGTCAATTATGTTTACTGACGTTCGCGGCTTTACAACAATCAGCGAACACTATGGCAAAGACGTTCAAGGCTTGACAAGCATTATGAATCGTTATATGACTGCCATGACTAAAGCTATCCTTGAGAACAAAGGTACGTTAGACAAGTATATCGGTGACGCACAGATGGCATTCTGGAACGCACCTGTTAATAATCCACAACACGCAAAAGATGCAGTACGTACTGCATTTCAAATGTTAAAATCATTAGAGGAATTCAATGCAGAAATTAAGGCAGAAGGTGTACCAGCTTTTGGTATGGGTCTCGGTATCAATACTGACACTGTGGTTGTTGGCAATATGGGCAGCGATCAGCGTTTTGACTATACCTGTCTTGGCGACGGTGTTAATCTTGCTAGTCGCCTCGAAGGTCAATCCAAACCCTACGGAGTCAAAATCATTATCGGACCAAAAACGGCTGAGTATGTGCGAGAAGCATACCAAGTCGTTGAGCTCGATTTACTCGCAGTAAAAGGCAAAACAGAGCCAGCACAAATTTTTACAGTGCTAGAAGACTTTGACACTGCCGACGAAAGAGTACATAAAGAATTTTTAACAGCCTATCGCAAAGGCGAATGGGATACAGCATACAAACTAGCTACAGACATGAGACACAGTTGGAAGGGTGAACTAACTCAGTACTACGAAGCAATGCGAGCTCGTATACATGAGTTCAAAGCAAGTCCTCCCAAAAACTGGGACGGCATCTACAGAGCCACATCAAAATGATTACACTAGAAAGAAACAGAGATAGTACAAAATTTACAGTATTATATGACGATAAAGTCTTAGTGTTTACTAGCAGTTATACGCACGCATTGGAAGTATACGAGCGTGCAAAAGCTAACGACTTAGACTTTATAGAAAAGCTGTTTACGCCTTTTACGCCTCAGGGTCCCAAGACTTTACAGTTATAAATGTATTTTTATAATGTCTAAAATCTTTTATTAATTGTCTAGCATGAAATAGTTCTAGTGGTATACTGTCTGTGTATTTTGTCATAGGCAGATAATACCTACTTACTATTCGTTCTAATCGTTTGATATCTACACTAAGAGCATCAACAATTTTATTGTTGTATTCCTGATCAGATAATAATCCTATTAACCATGTATGATATTCGTTATCGAGGTTGTAGCTACGAGTGATTTCTCTTACTTCGTAGAATAATGCCCGTATAGGATTAATATTTGCACGATATTTTATTAGCACCGATGGAAACTTAAACTCTGCAGATTCAGTTTCTAATAGATTTATAGTGCTTGTATAGTCTTTGCGTAACGCATGTTTTAAACTATCTAAGTTTTCTTTTATCTTTTTTTCGTAAGCATTGATAAGTTTATCAGCAAGTTTTTGATATTTAGAATCTAGTTTGTCGTAATAGTGTTCTTTTATATCGTCAATAGAGTACGCACCTTCTAATAAATCAAAAGGTATAGTTTTAGATTTAGAATATTTTTCTAGCTCGTGCTGTATTCTTAAAAGCACAAAATCAACTACTTCACTCATTTCATTATTTATTCTCTATTGATATTAAGAATAGTGTGTAGTTTTTCTGTGCCTCCGTTTTTGTTTAGTGTAAGTCTTGCACCATTATGTAATGGCTGTGGCCAAACACCAATATTAACCCAAGCATATCCTGCACTTTCGACATTTAATACAGGACTAAACTCTTTTTCTACTACATATACAAAACTGTAATAATAAAATTTTTGATCTCTGCTTTGATAAACGTCTATAGGATTTAGTTTTGCAAGCTCAGGAACAAACCCAATTTCTTCTGTTAGTTCACGCTGGATGCACTCGTAAACTGTTTCGCCCTTTTCAATAAGGCCGCCCCAAAATCCCCAAGTGTTTTTAAATCTTTTATCTGAGTTGCGTAGTTGTAGTAAGCATCGTCCAGTGTCCTTTGCCAAAAATACTACGCCAGCGGCTGTTGTCATTACAGTACAAGTCTCCAGTAACCAGGATTGTATTCACCTTCGTAACTACTTATCCATGCGCTACCAGTCCACTTGAATTGTTTTGATGTAAAATCGTTTGTTACATATTGGGTTGTAGTAACTGCGGTAGAATTAAACACCACAGTCCAATCAGAACCGTCATATTGAATAATATCGTTTTCGTTTGCATCTACACTCCAGCTAGGATATCCGCTGGCACTAATAGATTCTGTTATTAAATATCTTTGCCCTAAAGTAGCAGCGTCTAACCCATTACCAGGACTGCTAGCAGTAGGATCAATAATTTTTGTTAAATCAGCAAGCGTGTTAGATGGTAATGTATCAGTATCGAGGTTAAATATTAAAGATGTATCATCTAACGGATTACCTACAACACTTCCGATAACGAGAAATTCATCGCTATCACTATTATTGCTGGTATTAAGTTTTAGTAAACTAGTAACACTAAGTTCACCTTTCATTTCAATAATATCTTTCCATACAGCAGCATTTCCGGCTGGTGACATAAGTGTAGCTGTAGCACCAGAGACTAGCAGTTTATAATCATTTGGCGTGATAACTAATTCACTGTCGTCAGACACAGTACCAAAGAAATCAGCATACGCTTGATCGTAACCTAATCCGGTCACACTATCAACTTTATGGATATCTGCGATAATTTGCTGAATAATTGTTTGTCGCTTAACTTTAGCAGGAGGGCTAATCCAGATAGGTATACTAAATGTTAATGTTGCAATATCTAAAGTTTCATCAACACCCGCAGGAATACCTCTGCTACTCCAATTAATGTCTGTTAGTTCAATTTCAAATACACTAGTCCAATCTAATGGATTGCTGTTTGATTGTAGCTGAATACTAGGATTAAAGATAACAAAAATTTGTTCTAGTAATTGAAGTTTTGTGTCTGTATTAGTAGTCCATATGTCTACTTGCACAGTCATATTGTACGGAACAGGCATATAACGTTGTGTAGTATACAAATTGCCTTGCTCACTAGTATACGAATTATTTACAGTATCAAATTCACGTTCTGCAACTTGCTGAGTATCTACTAAAAATGGTTCAGCAGTTCTATCTCTAGCAGGCTGAATGCTTTGAATACTTACAGCAATTTGTGGCGCACTATTAACAATATTTTCACTGTTATTGCGTAATAAATGCGCCACAAGTCTGCTTGAATCACCATAACGAGCAGGCACACGGTTGTAATTTACACCGTTCTTAGTGTTTTCTTTTACTTTAAAGTTTGAAAATACTCGTATGATTTGAATTAGATAACGCTTTATCTGTTCGTCATACCAGTAATCTAAGTTCTTGCCTGCCATTATGTTTTCCTTATGCTAACCAGCTAGCATACTTTTTAGTTTTTTCTTTGCGATCGTCTAAACCGTGTGTGCCACCATTGATGCGCTTTGTTAGCTCTAGGATAGCAGCATCGTTGACGCCCTTATCACAGATAGCCCATAGCTTGTTTGTTTCAAAGAAGAACATTGCACTTTCAAATGCATACTTGCTAGCAACAACATCTGGATTGGTCATTACTTCTGGATCACCGATGTACTTTGAAAACGCTTCGTAGTTGCTCTTACCAGTCAACTGGATAGCACCACGACCACGGAACTTGTAACCATCGCCAGAAGCTTCTGGACCATTGCCCATTCTGCCGCCGTATACCCGATTAGCAATCATTTCTGGCTTACGCTCATACTTAGCGGCTGTAGCAGCATCAGGGAAATACTTCTTAAAGATACCTAGTAAGCCTTGTGCGCCATAGTTTAAGTTTTCGTTGAATGTTTTAAATCCACCTGACTCGTGAGCGCACTGTGCAAAGAAGTGAGCCGCTCTAGCATCACTTAGCTTATAAAATGCCTGTGCAGCCTTTAGTGTACCTGGTCCCCAAGCACCGTCCGATGTTGCACCAACTTTTTCTTGTAGAATTTTAACTGACATGTGTGCTCCTTAAAGGTTCTTCCAGGCGTTTGTTGGATCAAAGTCTGTTGTTGGAACATACTTTGTTGACTTACCGTCTTTCTTAGCAATTAGTTTTTGCTTACGATTACCACCTTCCTTCTTAATGGAAGCGTGTACCCAACCTGAGTTCTTGTCGCCTTCTACGTAGAACTCAAGAATTACTTGGTCAAATTCTAGATTGTCAGCAATCCAGTCAGCTACGATCTTGTTTGAAATACCAGTGATTTCAAAGTCAATAGCTTGACCGTTAACGTGTTGACTTGTTGTGCTGCCGCCTACAGCCTTGTTAACGGCTGGACTGCGATAACTTGAGTTAATTGTTACAGCCTTACCAAAGTGAGCACGAACTGGCTCAAGAATCTTCTCACAGCAATAACGCATATTTTCGATGTGTTCTGCTGTTGGTGTATTTGGTAGACCTAGCTTTTTTGCTGTTGGTGATGCAGTCATTTCTTCTAATGTGAAATGCTCTGTTAATTTTGTAGCCATTTGTTACTCCTTTAGTTGTCTGTCTTTGGCTTTACTACTTTGCTGAGATTAGTTTTTTCTTCAGTAATCTCGCCGCCTGAATTAATTGTGTAGTTATCGTTGTTAATAAATGATGTAAGCAATCTGTTCGCCGCAGCCCATGCGCTACGAGCGTCATCGCCTACACGTATCCATCTACTGCCTGATTTTTGAAATAGCCTGTTAGGAGTAAAGTCGGTTCGTAAGAAATAGTCACCGTTACTTACTCCGCTAGTTGGAAAACTTGCTCCGCTACCTACAACACTCAAACCGTTAGGCGGTTGACCATCGCTTGCACCGTAGTCAAGTCCGACTACAGGCTTGTCTGGTACATTAGGATCGAAATATAAGTGTGTGTTATTTCTGTATTGTGGATCATACGGAACATCTCGTTCTGCCTGAGCCAAAATTGCGTCATTAATTGTAATTTCGTTTTGGTACTTGCTAATAAGATTGCGTAAGTCGCCTTCTTCTTCACCTGTACCAAGAATGTCTCTGTATTCTTGACTGTCACTGATAGGACCGCATTTGACACGCCATAAGTGTGGCCACCAACGAGGGTCGTACCCTTCTGCTGGTCTAGCGCCTTCTTGTACTACATAAAATCTGTTAACTGCATCTTCGCTGCCTAACAGCAAATCGTCTCGTAAGTGAGGCAATTCTAGTACGTCACCTGGCATTAGTTTACGACCTAACGCTTCAATCATGCTTTCAATATGGAATGTTAAAAACACTGTATCGTTAGCTAAGAATGCACCAAACTGGGTTAAGTCGAACCCGTCATTGTCTTGTATATTATACTGACCTCTTAGCTCGTAAATTGTTTTATCATATTTGCGATCTCTATTTTCTAAAAACAGCAAATCTTGAATAAACACTTCATTGTCATTTCCGGCGCTACTAGGACGAGTAGGATCACCTGTATTAGCAGTTTCGTGAACACCTAAATATTTGTGAATATGCACGCCGGTACCACCAGCGTGAAGGTGTTCACCGACAACTCTGTCTATGAATTTAAAATCGTTAGTTTTAACTGGATTCCACAGTGATAGTCTTGGCATAATACTATTTATCTAAATTATTTTATACATTTGCCGCACGTTTCTACGCATTTTGCCGTATAAGCAGTTTCCCCGGGCAAGTCTCCTGTTATACCCTGAAGTAGTGTTGTTTTATAATATGTGTTATTAATTATTTCTTTATAATGATTATTGTAACGAGGGATAAAATCTTCTCTAGGCGTAAATTGCTTTTCTAACTGATAATTACTGCCCTCAGAGTGTAACCCTGCACCTATAAAACAACACGGCAACAATGCCCCGTCACAGTCGATATATAAGTCAGATGTTGAAGTTCCTATTCTGCAATCTACATTAAAATCACCTTTATTGATATTTGTAGTTTCGCAATCATGTTGTATAAAATTAGTG